TAGCAACATTTACTATAGCGGTAAATAGAAGATTTAAAAAGGAAGGACAACCGGATGCAGATTTTATACCAATAGTAGTTTGGGGTAAACAAGCTGAAAGTACTGCTAACTACATGAGTAAAGGTAAGCTTTTAAGTGTAGCAGGAAGGATTGAAACTAGGTCATATGAAGCTAAAGACGGTGGGAGAAGATATGTTACTGAGGTTGTAGCTGATGAAGTAAGTTTCTTAGAATATGGCAATAAGAATGAATCACAGGCAAGTAATGATTATATGCCAGTAGATGATGGAGAGGACATGCCATTCTAGGAGGGACGATATGGAAAACATGCAATTAAACCTATTTACAGATGATAAAAACGTCCTTTGGAAATATGATAATGAACTAGGGATTGCTTATTTTTGTCCCAACTGCAAAAGGTTCATATGTGGCGAAGAAGTATGTGAGTGTGGACAGGAATTAGATTATAACAAGCCTAAAAAATACACTGGAAAGGTAAAATTTTAGAGAGCATATTTAAACAAATAATTTAAGGAGGATATATATGGATAAAATGATTAATTTAGAAACTTTTGCAAATGGAGCACTAGCAGAAAGGATGAACCAAGGCTTAAAGGAGGTATTAGAAAATATTGCTGATAAGAATACAGATAGTAAACCTAAAAGAAAATTAACTTTAGACATGACATTTAGTACAGATGAAGAAAGAGAGCTTACAGAAGTAACAATAACTGCAAAGGCAAAACTTGCGCCTAGAAGTGCAATAGCAACTAAGATAATTATTGATAAGGATCTTAATGGAGAAGTACTAGGAACTGAGTTCAAGAAACAAGTTAAGGGACAAACTTACATGAAGGTTGACAATGAAACTGGAGAAGTATTTATGGGTGGAACAGGTGAAGCATCAAAAGAAGTAACAAATGAAAATAATGAAAATGAATTAGCAGGTTTACAAATAGTAAAATAATAAATTTTAGGAGGAATAAAAGATGATAAGTGAAGGATTAAAAGGAGCAATTGAATTACTAATTGAGGAAGGAGAAAACAAGTATATCAAAGAGGAACTTCATGGAGCTACTTATACTAATAAGGATCTTAGAAGAATTATACAACCTATGGCAAGTCCAATAGAAACAACTACTTTAACGTCAATAGTGGATTATATCAAGGATAATGTAGATGATGTAAATTCTAGCAACATAATAGTTCATGTTGAAAGCTTTAATAGGGTAAGTCTTAGGAAAGAACTTAACGGTGACAAGAAAAGAGAGTGTGTAATGGTAGCTGAGGCATTAACACCGGACATAGTAACAGATAGATTTATAGATCCTGAAAGATTTAATATCATGCTTCAATCATCTTTTGTAGAGTCAGAGGATAGAAACAAGTTATTAAAAGTAAGTGGAAATATTAAAGAAGAGAATGTTAAATCAGTAGGTGATGATGGAGTAAGCCAAAGTGCTGCTATAAAGGTTGGAGTAGCAAGTGTAGCAGAGGTAGTAATTCCTAACCCAGTCATATTAGCACCATTTAGAACATTCCCAGAAGTAATTCAACCAGAGAGTAAGTTTATATTCAGAATGCAAACAGGCCCACAATGTGCGCTTTATGAAGCAGATGGAGGAGCATGGAGAAATGTTGCCATGGAAGGCATAAAAGAATATCTAAAGGCTAGATTAGAAGGTTTAGACAATGTAAAGATAATCTCTTAGTCTAGGAATAAGGTCATATGGGAGTACTACTACAAGGTGGTGTTCTCATATGACAATCATATAAGAATGGAGGAGATATGGATGGAAAAGCCGATATTATTCAATACAGAAATGGTTAAGGCTATTTTAGAAGGTAAGAAATCTTGTACTAGAAGGGTTGTTAAACCACATAGACAGGCCAATATAGAAAATATGTGGATTGATATGAGTGATTGGGATTCTGTAGTTGTATATGATGATAATTACCATATTGGAGAAAAAGGATATATAAAAATACCATACAAAGTCGGAGATATTCTTTATGTTAGAGAAACATGGACTACAATAGATAACTTTAAAAATTATGCAGATGTTGAAATGGATGAAGATATAAAATACTTATACAAATGTGATGATAACGGGAAAGAACATGTTTTTATAGATATTGGAGTTAAGAGATGGAAGCCTTCAATTCATATGCCGAAAGAAGCAGCGAGAATATTTTTAGAAGTAACAAATGTAAGAGTTGAAAGGCTACAGGATATGAAACATGATGACTTCATTAACGAAGGTATTAGAACATATACGAAAGATAATAATGTATTTAAATATGCTGTAAGCGAAGAACAATTTGCCTGGAGTGATATGCCAAGAGTTCCATGGAAAGCTTTTGCTATTCTTTGGGATAGAATTTTAAAGAAGGAGCAACTAGGGTTATACGGTTGGGATAATAACCCTTGGGTATGGGTTATAGAGTTTAAAAAGTTAGAAAGCAAGAAAGATTAATTTATAAATGTCATGAGAGGGCAAAGAGTGAACATTAAAAGAAGTATAGTTATTGTTTGTATAGTAATAATTTTATTAACTATTAGGGTTAAAAGAGATAACGGTAATATAATAATACAATTTGGAGTTTGGCAGTTAGTAAAAGAGTTTTTAGAAAAGTAGATTTGTTCTTTGAAAATTGAATAGTACTGTATTTATAATTATGATATACTTTATTACAAGAGTTTGTATATATCAGAAAGGAATAGAAAAATAATTATGATTGGTTTATATAATGAGTTGGCTGATGATGCAATATCGATAATAATAAAAGGGTTAAGCAAAAAACATCGATTAAGAAAAAAGATTTTAATTGGATCAATAATAAGTACAAGCTTAATTTTAATAAGTATGTATCTGATTGGAGTTATTTTTAATTTAGATAATATTTTTATTTATGTACTTATTGCTTTGTTAAGCACTTCATCTTTTTTCATGTATATATCTATTAAATCTTATTTAGTTGGAGATAACAATAGCACAGTCAATAGTTATTTAGAAGAACTTGCTAAAGAGCGAGAAGAATTAAATAATAAATTAAAAGATAATAATAATGTTATGGATGTTGTTAGAATTAATTTGAATCAATTAAATGAATATTATACAATAAATAAAGCACAAGCAAGGAGAAGTTATTCATTCAGTGTAACTATGATAACAATTGGATTTGTTGTATTAATTTTAGGAATTACTCTTTGGTTCTATGGAAAATTAGAGTTAAACATAACAATAATAGCTGGTTTAGCAGGTTTGATTGCCGAATTTATAGGAGCAACTGCATTGCTACTTTACAAAGAAAATTCAAAACAAGCACAGTTATTTTTTGACAAGCTTTCATACTTACAATATATCATGCTTGCAATTGAATTAAGTGAAAGGTTAGAAGATAATAAAAGGGAAGAAGAAATTTCATTAATTATATCATCACTTATAAAAAAATAATAAATGTAACAAATATAATATTTAACGTAAATACCGTACTATTCAAATGAATATGCGGTATTTTTTTATTCAGATTTAAGAAGAGGGATGGAGGATAAAATCATGATATGTGATAAATGTAAAAATATAATATGCATGCAAGCTTTTACAACAACTTCATGTGAAAGGTGTGGTAAGGATATAGTTACTGGGCATATCCCAGGATATAGAATTTGTATTGAGTGTGCTAAATATTCAGGAGATTGTCAGCAATGTGGTGAAAATATTGAGGATAATGAGGTTAAATAAAATTATGAAGTTAATAGATTTTCTAGAGAAATATATATTTACAAGTGATGAAGAGGAGGGAGAAGATGATAGTAGTAGAAGGAAAGATAAAAGGTAAGGCTAGACCAAGAGTATTTAATGGACATGCTATGACTCCAAAGGATACAGTTAATTATGAGAATTGGGTAAGGATTAATTACAAGGAGCAAAATGGGAAATATTTAGATGGACCAATTAAAGCTAGAATAACAGCCTATTACCCAATAATGAGTAGTTACTCTAAAAAGAGAGTAAAGGCTATAAAGGAAGGATTAGAATATCCAACTAAAAAGCCAGATGGAGATAATATAGCAAAGATAATTTTAGATAGCTTAAATGGAATAGCATTTAAAGATGATAGCCAAATTGTAGAGCTCACTATACTTAAGAGATATACAGAAGAACTGGAGAGAGTTGAGTTTGAACTGGAGGAGATAAAGCTTGAATAAAGAACTATTTAGAAAGACAGAAGGAGCATTATACAATTATAAAACATTAATTGCAGAAGTAGAAAACTTAAAGATAGCAATAGCAGAAGAGAAAAAAGAGTATAAGGGATGTTCAGCTATAACCTATGAGGAAAAGACAGCTCCAACTAACAAGTTTAACTCCACAGTAGAAAATGAAGTAATAACTAAAGATAAGCAATTAAGTAGGCTCAATGAAGAACTAGAAATAAAGCAACTATCAATTCAAAGGATTGAAAATGCATTGGAGCCAATAGTAGGTAGAGAAAAAGAAATAGTTGAACTAAAATATTTTAAAAAGTTAAAAACATGGGAAATGGTAGGCGAGAGAGTAAATCTTAGTGGAGATTATTGCAGAAATTTAGGTAAGGACATAATTGAGAGAGTATCAAAGATATTATTCATAGAAAAATGCATATAAAATATATATATTATCTACGGATTATTTATGGATATTGGGTGTAACATAGTAGATAGGAAAGTTAAATTTCTCATGTATTCCCTCAATGAAATAAATAATTACCCTGCAGATTAAGTCTGTGGGGCAATGTGGAGATATAACCCTAATGGTAAGGGAGCAACTTGCTAAGTTGTTAGTAATCGAGTTAATCGGTGTATAGGTTCAAGTCCTATTATCTCCGCCATTCCCCATAAACCCCAATATAAAGGCACTTATAGAAATATAGGTGTCTTTTATTGTAATATTTTAGAACATGTTGTAAAATATTTATGGGGAGGGGATAATATGGAATATATAGCACCAGAATATAATAAAAAGAAATTTACATGTCCATATTGTAATACATTAGCAGAACAGAAATGGGATTTCGAAGATTTTAGTTACACATCAGGATATTATCAAGCTATAAATTATGAATATAGTAGTAATATTAGAATATCATTTTCAACATGTCAATCATGTGAAAAGCCACATATATGGGTAAAAAATGAAATGTTGGTTCCAAGGATATCTAATATTCCAATGCCTATTGAAGGTATGCCAGAAAATGTTGAAAAAATATATAATGAAGCAAGGGATGTATTTCCTACATCAGCTAAAGCTGCAGCTGCACTTTTAAGATTGGCACTACAGCATTTATGTGTAGAATTAGGTGGGGATGGTAAAAATATAAATACTGATATAGGTAAATTAGTAAAAGAAAAAGGGTTGCCTGTTCAAATACAACAAGCATTAGATACAGTAAGGATAGCTGGCAATAATGCAGTTCATCCAGGAGTATTAGATCTGGAGGATAATAAAACTAATGCAGCAAATTTGTTTAATATGATTAATATAATTGTTGAGAATCAAATAGTTCAGCCTAAAAAAATTGAGGAATTTTATAGCTCATTACCAGAGCTTGCATTAGATGGTATAGAGAAAAGAGATAAAAATAACTAATAATTCTAGAACTCTAAATTGATAGAGTTCTTTTTATTTCATAGAAAGCGGGGTGGCATTATGGCCAAACTAACAGATAAACAAAGAATATTTGCAAATGAATATCTAGTAGACCTTAATGCTACTAGAGCTTATAAGAAAGCTTATCCAGGTGTAAAGAAAGAAGAAACAGCAGCAGTCAATGGAAATAGATTGCTAAGAAATGCTAAGGTTAAAAACTATATAGATGAACAGCTTAAAAAAATAGAAGATGAAAGCATAGCAGATGCAGCAGAAGTGATGAAATATCTAACTAAAGTTATGAGGAATGAGATTACAGAGGAAGTTGTAGTAGTTGAGGGTGAAGGTGAAGGGTGTAGCTCTGCAAGAATAGTTAAAAAAGATATGCTTGCCAAGGATAGAAACAAAGCAGCAGAGCTCTTAGGTAAGAGATATAGATTATTTACAGAGAATATTAAGGTTGAAGGAACTCAACAAGTTCAGATAGTAGATGATATAGATGATTAAAGTTAAGTTAAAAAGTATAATAGCTACAAGCTTTTATGAAGCACATAAAGATATTAAAAAGGGACTTCACACTCACTACTGGTTTAAAGGTGGTAGAGGTAGTACGAAGTCCTCTTTTATTTCACTTGAAATTGTCTTAGGAATAATGAAAGATGCTCAAGAAGGTATTATGTCTAATGCATTAGTATTAAGAAGAGTTAAGGATACTCTATCAGAATCAGTAAGAGACCAGATTAAATGGGCAATAGATACATTAGATGTAAGTGATGAATGGCATGTACCAGAAGCGAAACTAACAATAACCTATAAGCCTACTGGACAAGTAATAAGATTTAAAGGTGCTGATAATCCTAAGAAAGTTAAGTCTACTAAAGTACCTAAGGGATATATTAAGTACCTTTGGTATGAAGAGGTTGACGAGTTTGAAAGCAAGAATAAAATAGATACAATTAATCAATCTATTTTAAGAGGTGGACCTAAATTCTGTGTATTCTATTCATTTAACCCTCCTGAAAGTCAAAGAAATTGGTGTAATCAGGAAGTGGTAGAGAAGAGAAAAGACAAATATATACATCATAGTGATTATAGGTCAGTACCTAAAGAGTGGCTAGGTGAACAGTTCTTAATTGAAGCAAATCATATGAAGAAGGTTAATCCGACTAAGTATGAACATGATTATCTAGGAGCGGTTACTGGAACCGGTGGAGAAGTATTTAGAAACTTAACTATAAGAGAAATAACAGACGAAGAAATAAAGATATTTGATAGATTAAAGAATGGATTAGACTTTGGTTATGCTGCTGATCCATTAGCCTATATGCTAATGCACTATGATAAGACTAGAAAAAGATTATATATTTTTGGTGAAGTTTATAAGGTTCAATTAAGTAATAGTAAATCAGTAGAAGAAATTAAGAAGTTAAATCCATTAAATAAAAGAGTTATTGCAGATAGTGCAGAACCTAGAACAATAAGCGAATTTAAAAGATTAGGATTAAATATTATAGGTGCAAAGAAAGGACCAGACTCAGTAGAGCATGGTCTTAAATTTTTGTCTGAAGAAATAGAAGAAATAATAATAGATCCTATAAGATGCCCTAATACAAAAAGAGAGTTTATAGGGTATGAAATTGAGAAGGATAAAGAGGGTAATTTAAAAGGAGAGTATCCTGATAAAAACAACCATACTATTGATGCTGTTAGATATGGTATGGAGGATGAAATTAGAGGAAGCAGTATGTCAGTACTAAAATAAGAAAGGAGATAATCATGGGATTTTTAAGTAATATAATAAAGCCAGTTAGTCAACCTATGAGTAAAGAGGATGTAATACATACTTATATACAAGACTTTGAGAGTAGCAAAATTAGAAAAGATATGATTACAGGTGAAAAGTACTATAAAAATGAGAATGATATCAATCAAAGAAAACTATATAAGTATGTTGATGGAAGTAAAGTAGAAGATACAGAAAGACCTAATAATAAATTATCTCATAGTTTTGCTAAGTTATTAGTTGACGAGAAGGTAAACTATTTATTAGGTAAGTCTCCTATTGTAGCTGCAGATGATAAGAAGTTCCAGGAGAAACTTATAGAGGTATTAGATGATGAATTTGACGATACAATACAAGAGATAGGAATAGAGAGCTCTAATAAAGGGATAGCTTGGCTACAACCTTATATAGATGAAGAAGGAAATTTAAAGTTTGAAAAGCATGATAGTGAGAAGATTATTCCAGTATGGAAAGAGAGTTCACACAAGACACTTGAAGCTATCATAAGGGTTTACTATGTTGAAACATATGAGGGTAAAGAGAGAAAAGATGTAAAGAAAGTAGAGTACTGGACTAAAGATGATGTAACATACTACACATATTTTAATGGGAATATGATACCTGATGTTGAAGCTCCAGGAGAGGGTGAACCAATTGGACACTTTAAAGTAAATAATGGTGCAGAATATAAAGGATGGGGCAGAGTTCCTTTTATACCTTTTAAGAATAATACTAGAGAACTTAATGACCTAACTTATTTTAAAACTCTAATAGACGACTATGATAAAAATACCTCGGATACATCTAATACACTAGATGATATTGCGAGGTTTATTTATATCCTTAAGAACTACGGAGGTACTGATTTAGGTGAGTTCTTAAATGACCTAAAGCTATACAAGGCTATAAAGGTTGATACTGATGGTGGAGTAGATAAGTTAAGTCCCGATATAGAAATTGACGCAGTAGAGAAACACCTAGATAGAATAAAAAAGGACGTTTATATATTCGGTCAAGGAGTGGATATGGACACTGATAAATTCGGTAATAGTCCAAGTGGTATAGCTCTTCAATTCTTATACTCCGCATTAGATTTAAAATGTGATCAGATGGAAAGAAAGTTTAAGAAGGCCTTTAAATCTATATTTTGGTTTATAGCTGAGTATTTCAAAACAACAAACCAAGGAACATATGATCCTAAGAAAGCTAAAGCAACATTTGTGAGAAGTATGATAATAAATGAAACTGATACTATAACTAATATTAGAAACTCAAAAGGTATATTATCTGATAAGACACTTACTGAGCATCACCCATGGGTTGGTGATATAGATGAAGAAGAAAAGAGGAAAAAGGAAGAAAGAAAGAATCCTCTTGAACCTCCTCTAGACTTTGGCAATAGAAGTAGTGGAAGTGAAGTAGATGAGGAATAGTGAGTACTGGAAACAAAGACAAGAAGCCAAGTTTATAAAATCTGAAAAGGATTTTTTAGACTTTCATAATGGGTTAGTAAGATCTTTTAAAAGAGCTAAAAAGAACATTCACAATGTGATTAATAGTTTTTATATTAGATATGCTGATAATAATGAATTAACATATGATGTGGCAATGGAAGAACTAGATTTTGAAGAACTTAAAGATTTAAAAGATGAATTAAGAATGTTTAAGATTTTGGCATTAGACTCCATAGGAGAGTTTAATTTAGAACTTGAAAATATGTCTATGAGTGCAAGAATAACAAGATACCAGGCGTTAGAGATGCAGATAGATGCTATACTAAATAATCTCTATGATATTGATTATGAAACATATGGGATAGATAAATTTATTGATATATATAAAGACCAATATTATAGAACTATATTTAATATAGAGCAATACAAAGGCTTTCACAGTGAGTTTGCACAGATAAACACTAGAGCTATAGAAGAGTTAATAAACTATCCTTTTAGTGGATCAAGCTATAGTGATAGGCTATGGAGACAAAAGGATGATTTAATATTTAGGTTAAAAGATAGTCTAATGGATACTATTATAAAAGGCACTCACCCTAAGGAATTATCAGAGGAGTTTGCTAAACACTTTGAAACAAAAGAATATGAAGCATATAGATTATTACAAATGGAAAATGCATTTATAGTTGAACAAGCTACACTTAAAGGATATAGTGAGGATGGAATAGAAAAATATGAGATACTAGCTACATTAGATTTAAAGACCTCTGATATATGTAGAAGCCAGGATGGAAAGATATACGATGTTAAGAAAGCACTAACAGGAGTAAACTCTCCACCGTTTCATTGGTTTTGCAGGACAACCACTATTCCACACATTAAAGATAATGAAGATGGAAAAAGAATAGCTAGAGACCCTATAACAGGAAAAAATTATAATGTACCTGCTGAAATGAAGTATGAACAATGGTATAATAAGTATGTAGCTAATGATCCTAAAGCTATAGCTGAAGAAAAGAAGATAAAGAATAGATATAGTGATAAGAAGCAACATACTCTATACAAAGAAGTACTGGAGAAAGAAGCCCCTAGATCCTTTGCGGACTTCCAGGAATTAAAGTATAATGATAGTAAGTCATGGAGTATCAAACAAAGAGAGTATTCTACTATAAATGATATCAATAATAAAGAATGGTCTATCAGTTATAAAGATAAAGTAAAGAAAGCATATTACGATTTTAGAATAGATAACATTGAGTTATCTTCGCATGGAGCTCAAAGATTTGTTGAGAGGAATGTGGATAAGAAGGGAAATATAGTATTTAATCAAGATGATATTGTTAATATATTAAAAGCAAAGCCAAACTATATCCAGAAAGATGGTAGACTAGTTAATTTTCAAAATGGAGTAGCCATTATTAGAAATAAAGAAACAGGTGAAGTTGTAAGTATTGTAGTTAGAAAAAATCCAAAGGAGGATTGGATAATAAATGATTAAGAATGTGCTAGATACTATAGAGTTATATTTATCAGATAAGTATTTAGAGAAAGAGGGTTATCCTTTTTATCTTGAGCTTGAGAAAGAACTTTTGTTTGATAACTATGATGAAATGTATCAAGAGAATAGGGAAGTTACAGAGTTATTAAATGAAGAAATTCCTGATATTTGTGCAGAAGTTGGAGAAATAGACGTTGAGGAATTTAAAAGACTTTTAAGAATTGAATTTTTAAAAGCTAAAGAATTATATAACAAATAAAGGCACTTACTAATAATAATTAATAATAGTAGGTGTCTTTTATTATTAAGAAAGTTAATGGTATAATTTTCTTGAGGTGAATAATATGATTATAGGCAATTGTGAAGATCTAAGTAAATTTATTGAGTTTTATTGGGAAGCAAAAGAATTAAGGAAGTTAGGCATTAAAGAAGGTTTTGGCGCTGGATCATTACCATCAGGTTTTACAGAACAATTATGCAGATTAATATATGGTCTGGACAAGTTTAATAAAAATAATCACAAGAAAAAGTTTAAAGTGAAAGATTTTGATGCTGAAAAAGATGGTAAGTTAATAGAAATTAAATTTAATAATAGTGATAGTAATGCATTGAATGTTAATTTTAAAAAAGAATTTGATTATCTTTACCATACATTAATAGATTTTGAAAATGATACTTACACAGTAAGGATTTTTAATGGCAAAGATATAAGAAAAAAATATTATAATAAGGAAAAAATAAGTACAACAATTAAGGCTTTTTCAAAAGAGTTAACTCCAAGTATAGATACTTATAAATTTAATAAAGATAAATTCAGTAAAATAGAGCACTTACTTATGTAGGTGCTTTTATTATGTCTAAAATTAAGAAAGGAATGAATTGAATGAAAGAAGGTTTTCCTATATTAAATTCTAACCCTAAAGAATATATACCACTAGAAGTAATTAAAGCACATGAAAAACAAGCAATTATTAATCATGGTCAAACATTAGATAGGTTATCACAGCGAGGCGGGCTTGATTGGAAAGAAACACTATGTGTACTAGAGGATAGAGAGTTTGGTAGAGATAAAAAAGCAAAAGAAAAGGTAATTAAAATTGTTAAAGATAATTAAGTCTTAGGAAACTAAGGCTTTTTATTATACCTAAAGTTGGTCAGTAGATTAGACCTAAAATAGTCAATTCGTGGTGGATAGTAACACACCTAAAATTACTTAATACGAAAGGAGTAATAAATATATGAAAACAGAATTTTTAAAAGGATTAGGATTAACAGAAGAACAAATTAAATCTGTTATGGCTGAAAATGGTAAGGATGTTGAAGCAGAAAAAGAAAAAGTAAAGACTGCTACAACCGAGTTAGAAGGTACCAAGACTCAATTATCAGAAGCCAATAAGACAATTACAGATTTAAAGAAAAGCAATGGTGATAATGAAACATTGCAAACAAAGGTCAAAGAATATGAAAAAGCAATAGCACACCAAAAGGCAGAGAATATCAGAATACAAAAAGAGTCTGCTATAAAGGTAGCTCTTAAAGGTGCTGGGTGTACTGATGAAGATTACTTTATGTTCAAACACAAAGATAAGATTGAGTTTGATGAAAATAATACTCCTAAGAACTTAGATTCAATTATATCTACAGAAAGAGAAAGTAAATCTTTATTATTTAGTACTACTATATCAGGCACTCCTCCTATAGATGGAAAGAGTGATCCAACACCACAAGACACAAGCAAAATGTCTTATACTGAATTATGCAAATATATAGAAGAAAACCCTAATGCACAAATTTAAATAAAAAGGAGAGATAATAAATGTCAAAATTTGATTCAAAAAGCTTTAATCCACAAGCATTTGGTGCTTATGTAGAAAGGATACCAAAGGTTAAAAAGAATGAATTATTAAAATCAAGAGCATTAAAAGGAAACACAGAAATTAAAAATGCTTTTAGTTCTCAAACAGGTACAGCATATGCAACATTGCCTATGTATGGGAGAATTGATGGAGTAGCATTAAACTATGATGGACAAACAGATATTACAGCTACAAGAACAACAACATTTGAAAGAGGTGTTGTGGTAGTTGGTAGAGCTAATGCATGGGTAGAAAGTGATTTCTCAGAAGATATAACTGGTGGAGTAGATTTCATGGATAACGTAGGAAATCAAGTGGGTGAATACTGGGATGATATAGATCAAGGCACATTACTATCAATATTAAAAGGTATATTCTCTATGACAGGTGCTAAAAACTTAGAGTTTGTTAATAGTCATACTTTAGATATAACACCATTAGCGGATGATAAAAATGTTGTAGGTCCTACTACATTAAATACATCAATTCAGAAAGCAAGTGGAGATAATAAGTCCAAATTTACTATAGCTATTATGCATAGTGTAGTTGCTACAAACTTAGAAAATCTTAAATTATTAGCATATTTAAAGTACACTGATGAATTAGGAATTGAAAGAGAGCTTCAAATGGGTACTTGGAATGGAAGAATTGTATTAATTGATGACTCTATGCCTACGGAAGAAGTTTCAGAAAGTACAAGTGGAGCTAATGATGGATATACTAAATATACAACTTATGTATTAGGTGATGGAGCTTTTGATTATGAAAATATAGGTGCTAAAGTTCCATATGAAATGTCAAGAGATCCAAAGACTAATGGAGGGCAAGATACACTTTATTCAAGACAAAGAAAATGTTTTGCTCCTTATGGAATATCTTATATAAAGAAATCTCAAGCAACACTATCACCAACAGATGAAGAACTTGGTAATGGTACTAACTGGGAACTTGTTAATGATGGCGGTTCTGGAAGTGCTAAAAAGTATATAGATCATAAAGCTATTGCTATAGCTAGAATTATTTCAAGAGGTTGATAGATTGGATGTGAGTTTATGACTCAGCTAGAAAAATTAAAAAAACTTTTAGGAATATCCTTAGATGATGATTCTAAGGATTTTTCCTTAGAATTTATTTCAGAGAATGTACAAGAAACAGTAAAGAACTATTGTAACATTACTGAAATACCTAAGGAATTAGAAACCTTTATACAAGCCAAAGTTGTTAGTATATTTAGATATGAAAGTAATGAATATAAAGGTGTAAAAAGCATTTCAGAAGGTGATACAAAGATTGATTTTGCTATTGAGAATAATGGAGCTGACAATCTAACTTATTCACTAAATGATTCAGATAAGAAGATTTTAAGGAATTTTAGAAAGATAAAATTTTAAGGAGGAAATATTATTGAATGGTTCAATATTAGAAAAACTCCATAAGGATAGAATGACTATATCTAGGTATGAGGAAGTTAAAGTTAACGGCATAACTAGGATGCAAGATGTTGAAAAATATATAGATGTACCTTGTAGATTATCTAAAGAGAAATTAAGTGGCATAAGTGATGAAAATACACCAATATTAACAATAGCCCATAAAGTCTTTACTGGTCCTAATGTGGATGTTTTAAAAGGTGATAAGCTAGTAATTAAACAAAAGAGTGGTAGGATATATACCTTTAAAGCTGGAGAAAGCTTTCCATATTCGTCCCATATTGAAATAGATGTACAGAAGGAAGAGACCGCATAATGGGGAGCAATGCAAGAAGAAATAAAGCGTTTATAGATCAGTATAGAAGAGAACTTGAAGCCATGGTTAAGGACATTAAGAAAATAGATAAAAAGGTGTTAAATAAATCTTTGAATGTAGGGCTTATAGAGGCTAAAAGAATGACTAAAGTAAAAACTGGATACATGCGAAGAAGTTGGTCTGTTGGTCCAGTTAGAGAATCTAGTGATGGGGTTGAAAAAGATTTATATAATGTTGCTGAGTATGCCCCTTATGTAAATTATGGTCATAGAATAGTCAAGAACTCTAAAACCTACGGATTTGTTAAAGGCACATTTGTTTTAGAAAAAGCTATAGGGGTAATTGATAAAACTATGGTAAAAGAGTTCAAGAAAGCAGTAGAAGAGGTGAATAGGAAGCATGATAAGTAGTATAAATGATGAAGTGAAAAATAAATTATTAAGTTTATACCCAGATATAACTATATATGATGAGAAGGTGCCGCAGAAATTTAAAACACCTTCTTTTTTTATATCTATTTATGACCAAGACTATGAGAAAAGACTTAATACAAAGTATAGATCCACTATCAATTATGATGTTTCCTATTTTCCTAATGAAGAATATAACAAAAACAATGAAATGTATTTGGTTCAAGAAAACTTAATAAGAGAATTTAGAGATATAGATACATTTAGAGCTCTTAACATTAAAGCTAATATTACTGATGATGTACTTCATATTATGTTTGATGTTAAATATTCAGAGGCACTAATTACTAATGAAATAAAAATGAATAATTTAAATACTAATACAGGAATTAAGGAGGTATAGTATGGGCGGAAAATGGAATCAACAAAATAAAATTCTTCCTGGGGCTTATATTAATATACTTGGAGAAACGCCTTTATCAATAAAACAATTAGATAGAGGAATTGTAGCCCTACCATTAGATTTAAAATGGGGCACTAAAGGAAGTTATTATAAGATTCATTCAGGAGATAATACTCTTAAAACCTTAGGATATGATATCTCGGATATTATTTCTATAAGAGAAGCCTTAAAAAATGCATATGAGGTAATTGTATATAAGCTAAATGGAGGAACAAAGGCAACAGCTACATTGACCAGTGGAGTAACTGCAACGGCTACATTGGAGGGAACAAGAGGAAATGACATATCTGTTATAACTGAAGCTTTCAATGGAAAGTTTAAGATATCAACTTATCTTGACAGTCAATTAGTAGATACTCAGATAGTAGCAGCTTATTCAGAATTTACTTCTAATGGATATATAGATATCAAGGGAAGCGGTGAAATTATTTCTGGAACTAAAAAACTAACAAGTGGATCAGATGATACATCTACAATTACAGAATACAACACATGTTTAGAGTTCCTAAAAACTCAAAACTTTAATGTTGTTGCATATGGTGGTGACACTACAGAAGTTAAAGCAGTTATTGAAAGTTATGTAAAAGACTCAAGAGAAAATGAAGGCATAAAGATTCAAGCTGTTATGAGAAACTATACTTGTGATTATGAAGGAATAATAGTTGTAGAAAATGGTGTAGTACTTGAAGATGGTACAGAGATTTCAACTGGTGATGCTTGCTATTGGATAGCAGGTGCAACAGCAGGAGCAAATATAAATCAAAGTAATACCGGTAAAGTTTATGAAGGGGCTATAGATGTTAATCCACGATTTACTAAAACTCAAATGGAAGAAAAGATTAAATCAGGGAAGTTGATATTTAAGGTGGATAATAATCATAGAGTTACTATAGTTTATGACATAAACACATTATTGAGTTATCTACCTAATAAAAAAGAGTCATTTAAAAAGAATAGGGTTATAAGGACTCTTGATGGTATAGCTAATGATATCACTTCAGTATGGGAATATAATTTCATGGGTAAGATTGATAACAATGCAGATGGTAGAAGCCTTTACAGGGGTGCATTAGTTGATTATTTTAAAGGCCTACAAAGCATAAATGCTATAGAAAACTTTTCACCTGAAGATGTAATTGTAGAGCCTGGTACTGATTCAGATGCAATTACTGTAAAAGTAGGAGTTGAAATCACAGATTCAGCTGAAAAATTATATATGACTGTAACTGTTTAGAAAGGAGGTAATAGTATATGTCTAATAAACACGTTAGAATAAATGACACGATATCTTCAAAAGAAGGTAAAGCATTTATAACTATAAATGGTCAAAATAGAGAATTATTCGAGATATCCTCTATTAAAGCTCAATTAGATATGAGCGTTCAAGCTAGACCAATGTTAGGTCATAGAATGACTCAACATAAGGTTGTAGGAGCAGAAGGTACAGGCTCCATGACTATGTATTTCATGAACTCAGATATGCTTAAACTAGCTATTAACTATATTAAAAGTGGTACATTAGCAGATATTAAGCTACAGATTAGAAATGAAGATAGTCAATCTACTGTAGGTAAACAAGAGATAGTATTATTAGGAGTTATTTTAAATACTATTCCTGTTACTAATTTAGATGATTCAAGTGATGACCCTATAACAATAGATACAGATTTTACTTTTGATGATATTGAAGGCTTAGATTTCTTTGATTTACCATCAAATTATAGATAGTCATGGATGCAATAGCATTTCAACTATTTAAGTTATCAATATCATCAACAGCCTTATCCTTAGGGATAGGGCTTTCTTTAATAATATTAATTTATATAATGGAGGAATTTATAATGGAAAATAGAAGTTTATCAACGTTTTTAAACCCCATCAAAGTGGAAAATGAAATGGTAGAGATATCAAAAAGATTTTTAGGTGAGGATGGAAAACCAGCCAAGTGGGAAATAAGAGCCATCATGTCTGAAGAGAATGATGCTCTTATGAAAAAGAACACCCGTAGGGATAAGAAGACTTCAATGGATATATTTGATAGAACCGGCTATGTAAATGACCTTGTAGTTTCAGCTGTAGTATTTCCTGATCTGAAAAGTGCAGAGCTCCAAAAAGCTTATGGAACTATGGGAGAAGTTAATCTATTAAAGAAAATGTTAACCTTAGGAGAGTTTACAACTCTAAGTGCTGAAGTACAAAGAATCTCAGGACTAGATGAAGAAGATGATCAGAAATTAGAAGAAGTAAAAAACTAATAAAGGAGGGTGAGGTGGATTATGCAGTTGCCCATTTCGCTCTCCAAAAGTTACACATATTACCCTCTGTTCTGGAAAATCTACCTAGGAACGAAAGAATATTTATTTACGCTTCAATTATGGCTAGGATAGAATCTGAAAAAGAAGCGGAAGAAGAGATTAAAAGAAAAGCAAGTAAAGGAAGGAGGTAATAATGTGGCTACACTATCTGCAGTATTTAAACTAAATGATCAGTACTCAAGAACTTTAAAAACGCTTGAAGCAAATAATAGACAGTTCTCAAACTCCCTTATGGGTGCTTCAGGTAAGGTGGATAATTTTAATAATAAACTTGGAAACCCTCAGGGGGCTAATGCTTTTATTAATAATATAAAGCGTATAGGGGTAGCCCTAGGCGGGTTAATGGCTCTGAAAAAAGGTGTATCCATTGCCGATGACTTTGTTAATACAAAATCAAGAATAGACTTCATGAATGATGGACTACAGACCACAAAGGAATTACAAGATAAGATATTTCAGGCTTCTGAAAGGTCTAGGGGTTCATACTTAGATATGCAAAAAACAGTAGCTAAGTTAGGGCAGATGGCCGGTGACTCTTTTGGCTC